TTGTTGAGTTAGTTCTGTATCCTGTTCCATTACCTATAATATACGCTCTTGTTGCTGAAGATGTAACTCTATGACCAAGTGCTATTCCTGAAGTGTTATTTACAGTTGTCTGTCTACCTAAAGCTAAACCAAAATTACCGTTAACCGTTACGTCAGTACCTATACCTAAACCTTGTATAGTAGTCCCCGTTGCACCGTCACCTATTAATATAGTTTCTGTTCCTAATGTCGTTACACCCGTAGCTGTATTATTACCTATTAATATTGCAGAATTACCTCCAGAAGTAACGCTGTTACCCGCTTGAAAACCTATTGCTATTGTGTTCTCACCAATAGATTTCGATGATTTACCTATTGCAATATTGCTACCTGCTGAACCTACACCAATAGCTGTAGCCGCATCTCCAATAGCTACTGCACCTGAACCTCCACCACTTCTATTAGTGTTAGCGTCTTGCCCAATAGTTACACAACTTGGGTCAGGTTCATAATTAGCATTTTTACCCAAAGCAAAACCTCCTGAATCATCAATTTTAAGTAATTGAGTTGCGGAGCTGTTTTCTACTAATAAAGCTGTTGATGAACTTGTGGCTGTTCCACCCGTAATGTGTACTCTCGTATTTGCTGCTGGATAGTTTCCGCTTGAGCTACTAAATCTAACATCATAACCGAAAGAGGTTTCCCCGTTAAATAGAAATCTAACAGCTGACCTTGTTCCATTGTTAGCTAATAAATTCCAAGTATAAAAAGACGTATTCATATAAGCCGACCCCGCATCCCAAAAAGCTAAACCGTTGTTAATATTTCCTATTCCGTTCCAAATTCTAAATCTATTATTCTGGCCTGTCTGAAATATTAAATCGTTACCGTTGAAATCGTGACTCCTATCACCCGTTAAGGTTAAATCAGCAGTAGCCATATTGTCAGCAGAAACAGTACCCCATCTTAAACCAGTAACCTCTGCGGAGTCAGCTAATAAAACCTGACCGTCTGTACCTACTCCTAATCTTTGATTACCTGTGTCGTAAGTAAATAAATCGCCTTTAGTAGTTAAAGGAGAAGATATACCACCACCACCCGAAGCGGTTAAATTAATAGTTTCTACCCCTCCGTCGTTAGTCTCCGTAATAGTTACCGAACCGTCTGAACTTACAAGCTTATCTATTAAGTATTGAGCTTGTTGGTCGTTCTCTGATACCTTTACCTTAAAAGTACTCTGAGCGCCTTCTAAAAATATACCTAAATCTAAAGCCATTAATCTAACTCGTTATTATTATCGTTTAAAAATTCGTCTCCTCCTTCTTCTAAAGCCTCGATACCTAAAACACTTGTCCTAATCTCGTTAATAGTCATTACTCTACTCATTAACTCCTCAGAACCTAAAATATCAATAGGCTTAAGAGGTTTAATCTTAGATTTAACGTTGATACCGTTACGCTCTAATACTTTATCTAAATTCTCTTCTATAACTGCCTGAGAAGGTCTAATTACCGTATTCTGATAGTACTCCATATTAGCACGGGTTAAACTATCCTCCGATTGTAAACCGGTAGCTACTTTAATACCTGCTAAAGCCATAGGAGTACGATGAGCCATTATAATCTCTTCAGATACTTTTCCGTTAAGTAGAGTAAACATTTCGTGAGAGTCGTTTACCGGAATAGATTCTACCATAGTCTTCATATCCGGATTCGTAGACCAAGTTACTACTACTTTACCAGCGTTCTCAGAACCGCTAAACTTATTATTAATAGACTTCTCTACCTTTCTTCTCTTTTCTCCGTCGCTTAAGTCCTCGAATAAATGGATATGCATAGATCCTACCATTCCATTATCTAAATTATTCTTATGAAATTCAGCTATCTGATTAGATATCTCGATGTAATTTAAAGCGCCTAAGTAAGAAGGCTCTGCATAAAATAACTTACCCGGAGAATAACACATTCCGTTAACTAATTCCCCTCTTTCTCTAACTAACATTCTATCCGAAGATTGCCAAGACGCAATAGGTTTAGGCTTATAAATTTCGTCCTCTGGCTTAAAAGAATTTCTTTTAGTAGCAAATTTCCAATCTGGAGAAAAGTAATACTTATCTACTTCTCCGTTTTCGTTCATTTTACCGCTTCTAACATAAGAAAAGTCTACATTTCTTAAATAAGCTACCTTACCGCTTCTCTCAAATTTAGATTGCCAATAAAAACCGTTAAAATAAGCCATATCTATAGCTGTCCTTCTTAAAAAGTCTTTATCTAACCCTTCTAAAAACCTTTCTGCTTGAGCTATTTGGTTATCTTCTCCTTCGAAGTAAAAACCTTCTCCTGAGATGAACTTAGATTTAGTCTCTATTAAAGCTCTATGAATAGAACAGTTATCCGCTAAGTCGATTAAATAATCTGGGAAAAGATTATCCTTACCGAAGTAAATGTAATCCTTCTTCTTATTCTTTCTTATATCTACGTCCGGAGTTACGCTTTTAGTCGTAAGGTTTACGAAAAAAATATTACTTGCTTTGTTCTCTTCCATATTTTATTAAAAATAATTTTTTATTCTATAATTCGATATTACGTAAATTAAATATATCCTCTGTCTCTACTATTTTGTGTTTAGGGTAGTAAGGAAATCTATCACCTAGCTTAAAGTTATTATACTTATCTATAAACTCTTCTATCTTATCTAACCAATTTACTTTAGCTGCTGCGTTCTCTAACTTATTTCTAATATCCTTTCTAATCCACGAGAAATGGTGCATTAAAACCTCCTCTTCTTTAAATACGTGAAAAGGTGCAAAAGGTCTAAAGCTACACGCAGGGTCTACTAAAACTGGCGATATATTACCGATATTAACCGAAGTACTACATATAAACGGCATATAATACTCTTCTAAAGGCTCTAACATTAAAGTAGGCTCTTTAAAGTAGGTTATCATTTTAGAATAGGTAGTTTTCACTCCAGTAGTTAAGACTACATTTATAGCGTATAATATCTCGTCTTCTTTATAGAAATGGTCTGTAGCAGATAGGAAAAAGTGAGTACAATTTAAACTTCTAGCGTATTCTATTAACTGCTGATGTTTTCTCTTTTCGTTAGTCTTAGAATCTACTTTTAAATCTGGTTCGTAAGAAAAGTAATTATAGTCAGGAAACCTATCCATAAAGTCTAAAATATCCTTACACTCGTTACCGTAGTTACTTACGGTCTGAAAAGATATTATTATTTCGTCTACGTGGTCTTTAACCGAGTTAATAGCGTGTTCTAATAACTCTACTCCGTTAAATACTGTATAACAAGCTGCTAACTTCATTCTCCGAACTCTCTACCTAGTTTTCTAACCTCTATCATAGATAAGTCAAGCTCTTTAATCTTCTTATCGTTATAACCGATTATTCTATTAACTCCTACTATTTTAATAAAAGGGTAAACGTCTTTAGTAATGGAACTACCCATACCAATCATAGCACCCTGACCTATTTTTAGTCTTTGATGTATCTCCGCGTTTAGACCTACGTTGGCGTTATCATCTATAAAAACGTGACCTCCGATATTAGCGCCAGAAGATATGGTTACACTGTCATATATTTTAACATCGTGTCCTAAATGAGCCTTAGTCATTATAAAACATTTGTCTCCTATATAGGTAACCCCTTCAATAGACTTGTCTATCGTTACGTGATGATTAATTAGATTATCATCTCCTATATAAATCCTACCTTTAAACTCGTTAGCTTTTCTAATCTCTCCTCTACCTCCGATAACTACAAAACTACCTATTTCGTTGTTATCTCCTATTGTTACTCCGTCGTGGATAACCGAGTAAGGTCCAATAGTATTACCTTTACCTATTACTACGTTTTCGCTTATTATAGCTGTTTCGTGAATGTTATTTTCCATAGTTTAATATCTTGTTTTTAAAGTTTGCTTCTAATAAGTTTAAGCCTTCCAAAGGATTAACTATTACCGAGTTATCGAATTTACGAAATTTAGTTACATTTTCAGAGGTTTTTAAGTCTCCTATAAACATATCATCGAAAAGTATAGTTTTTATAATATCCGATCTATTTTTAATCTTTTGCCACATCGTGTAATCAATAGAGTGATGTTGGTTTGCCCAAAGCTCCCAGTTAAGCTCCTCTATAAGTTCTCTTTTAAAACATCGCCAAGCTCCTATAGGTTCTCCGGCTCTTTCTCCTCTATAACCGTACCACTTGATCATATTGCGCTTTTCTAGATCATAGAAGTAACAATTAGTAAATCCTACAAACTTATAATCGTGTTCGAAGCACGATATATAGAAATCTAATACCTTATCATTTAATACGTCGTCACTACCTAACATTAACATAGCATCGAAATCTATTTTCTTAGCTTCTTTTAAAGCTACATTAAGCTTTTCTCCTAATATATTACGATGATTAACGTATCTATAACCTAATTCTTTAGCTATAGGTTCGTCTTTTAAGTCCCCTACGGCTAGAACTTCGATATTATAACCTTTTCCCTTTAAACTCTCTAAACCTTCGTTAAAAAGCCTTAAAACGCCGTAACGTCTATAAATCGGTACAAGTACTAGAAATTTCATATATGTTTAACGGTTTTATTTCTTAAGTAGCAGAAAATAGGGAATAAACGCTCTAATATAAACGGATGATAAGTATAATAAGGTCTATCGAATACCTTTTCGCATAACTCCGGAGATAACTTTTCCCTAGAGATGTAGTTAGCGTCTTGGTTACATAAGTCTCTAAGTACTTTAGATTCGTTTATCGTATCCATTACCGGTATAAGGAAGTCTAAACAGAACTCTTCGAAGGTATCCGTAGAAGCTATCCAATGATTAGAGTAGATAGGTTCCATTTTTAAACTCTTATCGCTAAAATCTATACCCCAATCTAATTTATCTGCTAAAAGTCTATAGATATCAGAAAATAAAGGATGCCAGTTATCTCCTTGTAAGACTAAATTAACCTTATCTAGTTTAGGAAAAAAGCTATAAACGTCGGCTTTATCTTCGTCGTTTTCTATAGTTCGTTTAACGTAGTTAGAGTCTTTTTTAAGTTTCTTGTAGAACTTATGGCTTACTACCCCAAAATATTCGTGATGTCTATAATCCTCTGATTCGAATAAACGTCTAATAACACCGCTTTCTAAGGTTTCGTCCGATAAAGGATTGAAATATGGAACAAAGTCTCTAGTTCGCTCCATATTAACAATTTTCTGTAAGCTCTGGTAGTAAATCTGTCTTACTTTAAGCATATAAGGTCTCCTAATCCTTTTTCGATTAAAATCTCTGCTAATTTCTGATTATTCTCTAAATCGTAGTTGCTAATTACAGAACTACCTAAAAGAATCTTTCTGTTTACGTTCTTAAATACCCATTTTTTAGGTTTTAAGACGTTTTCTTGATCTTTATTAGTATTTAATTGGTTTTCATCTAAAAGTTCCTTAGAACGTCTCTTATAACTTCTCTTAGTTTTCTTCTCTTCCATAAAAATTAGTTGTTATTCAAATTTAATAAAAAAGAGGGCACTATGACCCTCTAAATTATCTTAACTTAAATTAAGTTTAAATTATATTATATTAAATTAAATTTCTAAAGCGTTTGCTAATGCTTTTAAACCATTAATTAATGCTTAAGAACTATTAACTCATTATAATAAGTAACCAGCTAACGTTGAGTCAGTTGTAGTTGCGTCAGTAGCAAAGAACTTCTTAGCTTTACCTCTGTTAACTCCCACAAAAGTTAAAACGTCTCCCGTATCGTCTCCAGGTGCTGCCCCAGATCCTTTAGTTTGCTCTGATAACTCTACTCCGTCAGTTTCTCCGATAACAGTCCATTTACCGTTCTTATCTTTAACAATAAATACTAAAGAAGTACCTACCATATCCTCGATAGCGTTTCTAACCGCTGTAGAAGAGTCGATAGTTCTAAAAGTTAAAGTTTCGTTATAGTAATAACCTGAGTTAGCTCCTACTTGTAACTCCTCCGTCCAAGATGCTGTATCCTTATGAACCGTTAAAGCATATAAACCTTTATACGTTTCGAAAGTGATAGCGTCGATTTCTCCGGCAACAGTTTCAGTAAAAGCAGTAATTTCTGACTTATTCCCTACGTAAATCTTATCTTTTTCGATTCCTGGTACGTTAAAAGTCTCGTCGCAAGAAGGTCCTACCCAACCCGCTGTAATTAAACATTCTGCCATTTTAATATCTTTTTAAAAGGGAGGCGCGAACCTCCCATTAATAAATCTTATTTCTACTAGTAGTTAGATACTACAACTTGAGAAGGGAAGTGAATTTGGAAACCTGCAGCGAATCTACCTTTAACCCAGATATTCTCCATATACTGGTCCATTCCTACTTTTAATTCCATTTCTTCTCCTTCTACGTCTACAGCTAGTACTAAATCAGACTCTTTGATAAGCACTAAGTAATCTGTTCCGTTTAATCCTGGGATACCTTCAATAGCGATGTTAGTACCGTCTACGAATCTCTTCTCGAATCCTTGGTTATAAACTACAGTACCTTTGTTATCTCTGTATCCTCTTTCGTACATTTTAGCCTTATCGTCTCCCATTAACACGTACCATCTCTCGTCTTGGATAGTAGAGTAAGCATCTACTGGTAAAGCGTCGTATAAATCTTCTACTTTCTCAACGATGTTAGACTCAGTTAAAGCACCTGCAGTTAAAGATTGAGCAGCAGGAATACCTCCACTTGCAATCTCGTCTGCGATTACTTTGTTTAGTCCGTTTAAGTGGTCTAAAGAACCTAATGCGTTAGGTGCAGTAGCTTTGTTACCCTTAACTAAAACTTGCTCCATCATCTTACCAATAGCTCTATCTAAAGAAGCCATTAACTCAGCCTCTAAAGGTGCTAATCCTTCGTAATCTTGTCCAGAAGGCATAATTTGACGAGTAAACTTCTTCTCTAAATCTCTAACGCAGTAAGAAGTGTTAATCTTTAAAGACTCTACAGTAATGTCTCTCTGTTCGATGTTTAAATCACCTGAAGCGTTGAATCCGCAAGCTTCTCCGTTTTGTAATAGGTCGTAGTCGTGTTCTACGTCTGGTAATTTGTGCGCACCCGGTTTGAATCCAGTATACACAGTAGCTAATCCTGCAAGTCTTGATTTCATTACAGACTTAGCGAAAAATGTAGATGCGTGTTCAGTAGTATAATCTGATAACGCTGTTAAATCAAATGCCATTTTTTATTATTTTTTTAAGTTTCTAAATACGTCTTTAGCCGTTTCTTTTTTGTTCTCGATAGTTGGCTCTACTACCGGAGTTAAATCTTCTCCTACCTCTTCTGTTAACTTTTCGTTTAAGTCCTTTACTTCGTTCTTAAAAGATTCGTTAAGCTCTTGAGATTTCTTAAGCATTTCGAAAGTTTCCTCTAAAGTAGCTTTCAAGTCTTTGTTCTCAGCTTCTAAATCAGCGTTAGCCTCTTTAGTACTCTTTAACTCGTTAGATACTTCCGCATAACGCTCGTTAAGTTCGTTAGAAGCGTTTTCTAACTTGTTTGATAAGAAAGCCTTAACCTTAGCTAAGATTCCTTCTTCTTTCTCTTCGATTACTTCTTCTACTTCGTTAGTAATTTCCTCCGTAGATTCAACTACTTCCTCTGTAGCTTCCTCAACAGTTTCCTCTACTTGCTCAGTAGCTTCTAAAGCAACCTCTTCTACTACTTCTTGAGTAGCTTCTAAATTGTCTGCCATTTTTAAACCGTTTGGTATATTTTTAAATTTATTTACTAAATCTGTAGTAGCCTTTGCAGCTACCGCTAGACCTTCCGTTAATCTAGTAGCAAAACCGTACTCTAACGCCTCTGCACCAGTTAACCAAGTCTCTTCGTTCATTAAAGCAGTTAAACGCTCTCTAGATAGATTAGAGTTCTTTTCGTAGATACTTAAGATAGTCTCTTTAATCTTATCTAAAACGTCCGCTTGTTTTCTTAAGTCCTCTGCTTCTCCTCCTGCCATTGTCCACGGATTATGAATCATAAAGAAAGCGCTCTCGCTAATCTCTAACTCATCTGCCCCTAAAGCAATAACAGTAGCGATACTTGCAGCTAAAGAATTTATTTTTACAGTGACTTTATTAGGTAAACCTTTTAAGTAATTGTAAATCTCGATTCCTTCGAAAACAGAACCACCCGGAG